CCAAGCCGGATCGGATGGATCTAATCGAGAAGTACATCGACATGCGAAAAGGACGCAAAGACGACGATCCAGACGCTCGGGAGGCTTTCCGCTTTTGGCGTGACAGCCAAGAGGATATCGAGCGTGGTTCGGTCGTCAGCAATCCGCATAGCTACAGCAAAAAGACTCACAGCGACGGCGAGCCGATGGAATTGTCAGCGGTGCAAAGCTATTTCAATCGAGTCGCAGACGTTGGGCAAAAAGCGGTATCGACCGAAATAGACAATGATCCTCCTGAGGAAGCCGGGCCTATGGGACTTGGGATCACTCCTGCTTTGGTCGAGTCGAGGGTAAGCGGTTTGGTTCGGCGTCAACTTCCGGCTAACACGGTTGCGCTTACGGCGGCAATCGATCTAGGAAAGTATGACTGTCATTGGGTTGTGACTGCTTGGTGGCATGGTGCTGGCGGCGTTGTGGTCGATTACGGCCGGGCCCAGGTCTACGGGACTGACAAGAGCATGGATCACGAAGCCAGCGAGCCGATGATCTACCATTGCTTGCTAAATTGGCGTGATGAGCTTTTGACAAAGGATTTCATTGACACAACAGGAACGAAGCGATCGGTCGATTTTTGTCTCGTGGATTCCGGTGCGTTTACCAATGCGGCTTACCAGTTCTGTCGTGAGGTTGGCGGGATCTTTCATCCTAGCAAGGGGCAAGATCCGTACCATCGAAAGGCTAAGTCCACTTCGACGACGATTGCGGGTGCCAACCTTCACGCTCAAAAGCTTCCGTCCTCAAATGTTTGGCTTTACGAGCTTGACACAAGCTATTGGAAGCAGTTCATTCACGAACGGTTTATGACTCCAACCTTCGACGAATCGAACATGCTTCGGCGCGGTTCGCTTTCGTTGTTCACACTTGAGCAAGAACGCAGGCATAGTCAGTACGCGCAGCACATCGCAGCGGAAGAACTCGTCACCAAGTTCACTGAGGGCAAGGGGGCTAAGACCTACTGGATGGTCAAAGATTCAAACAATCACTGGCTCGATGCAACTTACATGGCGGCGGCGGCTAGTGAGGCTTGCGGGGTCAAGTTGATTGCTCCGAGTGAGATCGAGGTACAGCCAAAGCACGTTAGCGGCGATCAGCCTAAGCCTGTTAAGCAGGCTCCAAAGGCGTACCAACACGGACGCAACTTACGGCAACGGCAAGGCGGGTGGATTCCAAAACGGAGGTACTAGGATGGCGAAGAAAAGCAGGAAGCAAGCGATCGAGACGGTGCAACAAACGGCAACAATCGAGCAACAACCGATCGAGCCGATACCAAGGGAGTTCACACCGCGACCTTGCACGATGTGTGAGACTCGCAGACCTGCACGTACAAGCTACAGTCGAGTCTATGCAAAGCATGGAAAGATACGTTATTGCCGATGCACTTGGTGCAAACATACTTGGTCGCAAGAAGGCGATTAGTAACGGGTTTACAATTGCAATTGTAATGCGTTCTTGAGATTGTCGGCTCTCCATGCAATCCTTTGTGCATGGCATCAGCGGCAAGTCTGTTAGCACTCATCGACGAAGCTATTGAGGCTCTCTTAACCGGAGGGGCTCAGCAGTATTCTATTGGCTCAAGAACGGTTACGAAGCTTGACCTTAAGTCGCTCTTTGAAGAACGGCGGATACTGCAACAACAGGTCGAGCGTGAAAGCGGTTCTGGTGGCGTGACTCTTGGTCGATTGTCGAGGGCTCGTCGATGATCGGAAAGATGCTCGATTCTGTTATCACGGCCATCAGCCCTACAGCGGGGCTCCGACGGGCTCAGGCTCGAAAGGTGCTCAGGTCTTTTACAGGTGCAGAGCCTTCGCGAATCTCATCGAGTCGCAAGCCAAAGAACAATCCAGCAGACATTGAGCTATCCGGGCCATTTGGGGCTGATACGCTTCGGGCATGGGCTCGGGACTTGGTGCGGAACAATGCTTACGCATGGGGCGTGGTTGATACCATTGTCTCATCGGTGGTTGGGTGTGGCATCAAGGCTCAGAGCCAGTTTGAGACTCCAAGCGGCGATGACATCGAAACGATCAATGACCAACGGGACAAGGTTTGGTCGGAGTGGGCGGAAGTCTGCGATGTCAACGGAAAATACACTCTCGACGAAATCCAGGCTATTTGCCAACGCGAAATGGTCGAGGCTGGTGAGGTGCTTGTACGGCTCATTAGAACGCCTGGCAAGGTCTATCGGGGCATTTATCGTCCAGTGCCATTGGCTCTCGAATTGATCGAAGCTGACCGGCTTGCAGGTGACAAGGACAACTACGCAGCAAGGCTGACTCCGGCTGGTGACAATCGAATAATTCGCGGGGTTGAGGTTGATGATCTTGGTAGGCCGGTTGCTTACTGGATCTACAAAGACCATCCGTTGCAACCATACGCTGTTACTCGCACTCCAGAGCGTGTACCGGCAAATGAGATCATGCACTTATACAGGCAGGATCGCATCGGTCAAACGAGGGGCGTGACTTGGTTTGCTCCGGTGGTAACTCCGGTGCGGGATCTTGGTACTTATCTTGACAACGAGCTACAAGCTTCGGCCGTGGCAAGTTGTTTCACGGTGGCCATCAAGACTGATATGCCACTTGGATATCTGAGAGATCCCGATGGAGTCGGCAACACTGACGACGCAGGCAATAGCTATAGCCATGTCGAGCCGGGCATGGTCATGAATCTTCGCCCAGGTGAGGATGTTGTAGGGCTCAATCCAGGCCGTCCTAATTCAGCGGCGGAGCCTTGGATCGCTTTGATCCTAAGACAGATCGCAGTCGGTACTGGGCTCTCTTATGAGACTGTCGCAAGGGACTACAGCCAGACATCCTACAGTTCAAGCCGAACGAGCCAATTGGAAGATCGTCGGCGGTTTCGATGTTGGCAGAAATACTTGATTCGTCATTTGCTACAGCCTGTTTGGGATGCTTTTCTCGATGCGGCGGCACTCAGTTCCCTACCCTCGTTTCCCACCTCCAGCGAGTTGCTGAGTGACCGTCGCACTTTTGCACCTGTTGAATGGATGACTCCCGAATGGGAATGGGTCGATCCTCAATCGGAGCAAGCAGCGGCGAAGGATGCGATCGAATCATTCATGAGCGACTACCAAACCGAATTGGGTGCAAGGGGTCGATCATGGAAAGCGGTCATGTACCAACGAGCCAAAGAAAACGCACTCAAGAGGAAGCTTGGATTGCTCACGCCGCAAGAGCAACAGCTAGCAATCTCGGCGGCTCAATCGGCATCGGCAACACCTCCAGAGGCTCAAGCAGTCGTTAGCGAGGTGGCCAATGCCTTATGACGCAAAGACGACAGCGGCTTGTCCGATCGCTAAGCCTTGGGGCGTGTTCAAGAGTGACGAACGTCAACTCATGGGATGCCATGCGAGCGAAACCGATGCAGGCGATCAAATTGCCGCCTTGTACGCATCAGAACAGCTCGAGCGTGCGAAGTATGACGGCATTGACTTTACACCTCCCGATGGCGTTCGAGAAGAAGCCAAGCAGGGCCTCGAATGGCGACGTGAGCACAATCGCGGCGGCACTGCTGTTGGCGTTGCTAGGGCTCGCGACTTGTCGAACGGGAAAGAGATCAGTCCTGATACCATCGGACGTATGGTCAGCTACTTTGCTCGTCACGAAGTGGACAAGAAAGGCGAAGGATGGAAGCCGGATCAAAAAGGATTTCCGTCAGCGGGTCGGATCGCATGGGCTCTTTGGGGCGGTGATGCTGGTAAGGCTTGGTCCGGAAAGGTAAAGCGACAGATGGAAGCAAGAGAGACAGTTGAAAGGATCGCAGCGGTTCCAAAGATCCAGCGAGCCTTTCAGGCGCCAAAAGACGGAAAAGCAGTTATTGCAACCGAGACTCCAATCGAGATTTACGATTCGGAGCGTCGGCAAATGATCCGTCAAGTTCTCTTGATGGATGGCGTTCAATTCCGAAACGGAAAGAATCAGTTGCCAATTGTCGATTCTCACAATGACAAGACGGTACGCAATGTGTTCGGGTCGATCCGAAACATCTCGATTCAAGACGGTTCTCTCGTTGGTGATGCGTCTTTCGCATCCGACGAAGAATCGCAAATTGTGGCCACTCGATACAACGAGGGCCACCTAAACGACTTCTCAATCGATGCTCAGATCCTAGCAAGGGTCTACGTCTCAGAGGGTCAACAATACACCACCCGACAAGGCAAGGTGATCGAGGGGCCAGCGGAAATAGTAACCGCTTGGGAACCTCACAACGCTTCGATCTGCGCGACGGGTGCAGATCCTAATTCCACGGTTCGACGGTCATACGACCAAGAAGAAAGGCAG